ATCTATTCATTTATGTATGCAAGAAGCCGACTGGTGGAAGGATTATTCCTACACAGTCGAGACTTCTATGGAAGGATGGGCAGCAGTAGCAAGAGAGGTTTGTAATGGGTGTGATTGAACGCATGACACGCGCCACAACGAGTTCTAATCTCAAGTGTGATGAGACACACTTCGACGCTGATTTAATCGCTTCTAGCGGCTTCGTAGCGCGTAAGAGGGGGCTCGGTGCGTTAGCCTTTTGGTCTAAGTATGCTCAGGACTCTGCCAAGACCAAAGAACTGCTGCGCGAACTGATGACAAAGTTTGTCGGGCAGAAGCGACAAGAACGCTCGCACCTATCCAAGCGAGTGCTACACCAGATTGCAGAGTCTGCCTTGTGCTACTGGCTGACTGATACTTGTCGTGCTTGCAGGGGCGTCAAATTCCAAAAGTTAGAATCGAACGAGCAAGTCCTAAGCGACAAGTGTTGCACTAGGTGCAAAGGCACGGGTAAAGAATCCCCTCCAAACGCACAAGATGTGGGCCTAGATGAACTAGAGAATAGCCGGTTTCGAGAGGAGTTTGCAGACTGTCTACAAATTCTGAACGAGGCTTTCATGGATTACGCAGAAAGACTTGCAAAGAAGGCCAAACGGTAATAGCATGAAGTCGGGCTAGGGAATGCAACCCGAAAAGCCGACTCGCCAGCGGTCTGCCCTACTTTCATTCTGGCGCACACCTTTGGCGAGGGTGCTATGCATTACTATTCATTCCATATCAAGGATTATGCTGCGGCAACTGCCCATCTCTCGGCAGAAGAAGATTTAGCGTACCGCAGACTCCTAGACATTTACTACGAAACTGAGCGTCCGATATCAAACGATATCGCGCTAGTGTCTCGCCGCGTCCGTTTGCCAGAACAAGCCGTGAGCGTTGTTCTTAATGAGTTTTTTGTTCAATCAGAAGATGGTTGGATGAACTCAAGGGCTGACGATGAGATAGGCAAATACAAAGCAAAACTTAAACAAGCGTCTGACGCTGGCAAGGCATCTGCTCAACGCCGGTTCAACGGTCGTTCAACGGACGTTCAACTAACCAATAACCATAAACCAAGAACCAAAAACCAAGAACCATTCTTTGATATATAACTTTATATGGCTAAGACGCGTCATCCGTTTGGCAAAACTAGTGTTAACAGGCTTTTAGTGTCGTTTGCTAGGAAGGTTGGCGTCTATCAATATCAAGTAGGCATTTCTGTATACGCATACGCGAGCGATGCATTAGAAAAACTTGGATATAAGAAAGATGTTGGAACAACATTTAAGTCACATGTATTTGCAAACTCTGAAGCAATAAAGGAGTATCTTGGTCAATCCAAGTCAAGTCCTATTTCTAAACAGAAAACTTGGAAAGAAACAAGCAAAGATTTTTTTAAATCTAGAAGTTGGCTGGAACTTAGATACAAGGTCTTGAAGAAGTACGGTGCTAAATGTATGTGTTGCGGAGCGACTAGAGCAGATGGAGTTCAAATTCACGTTGACCACATAAAGCCAAGAATTAAGTTTCCAGTATTGGAATTAGAGGAATCAAACCTTCAAGTCTTATGTTCAAACTGCAATATCGGCAAGTCATATAAAGACGATACTGATTGGCGAACTGATGTTGACGAACACAAGCAAACAACCTAATATCACCAGAAGAACTATAACTATTGACTCCTTCATAGTTGTGGTTCGCTCGTCCTCCGTGTAGTGCCTTGTCCCGCCTTGAGCGGGATTTTTTTTGGAGATAATCATGCCGATGGTCGGAAAGAAAAAGTACCCATATACTGCTGCTGGCATGGAAGCCGCCAAGAAAGCCGCTGCCAAGAAGGGCATGAAGCCGAAAATGGCTAAGGAAAAGAAGAAATGAAAATGACCAAAGGCCAAAAGAAAGTCGGCAAGGTTATGAAGGAATACAAGGAAGGCACTCTGCACTCTGGCAAGGGTGGTCCTGTGGTTAAATCCCGTAAGCAGGCAATCGCAATAGCAATGTCTGAGGGTGGCATGGCCAAGAAGGGGAAAAAGAAATGAAGCCCGGTCTATATGCAAATATCCACGCTAAGCGCAAGCGTATCGCTGAAGGTTCAGGCGAAAAGATGCGTAAGCCCGGCACAAAAGGCGCACCTACGGCAAAGCAATTTAAAGCCGCTGCGAAAACGGCCAAAAAGTGATTATCATCTGGTTCAATCTCTGGCTGCTGTCTAATGGACACATGACATTGATTGGCACGTTTGAGACATTGGAAGAATGTCAGGCAATCAGGATTGAACTGGAAACAAGTGTGCCCGGTGATTACTATTGCAAGTTCATAAAAATGGAAAGAGTATGAAAAGCCTCGCATGGACGCGCTCAGAAGGTAAAAATAAGAAAGGTGGCCTAAATGAGAAAGGTCGCAAGTCTTATGAAGCCGCTAATCCCGGTTCTAATCTTCGCGCCCCTGTTAAGTCTGGTGACAATCCTCGCCGTGCAAGTTTTCTGGCTCGTATGGGGAATATGCCGGGGCCTGAACGTAAGCCAGATGGGTCGCCTACTCGCCTCCTTCTTTCATTGAATGCATGGGGCGCATCCAGTAAGGCAGATGCAAAGAAAAAGGCAGCAGCGATTAGCGCACGCAACAAGAAAAAGTGAAAACTCCCGACACTCTGCATTTAGGTTCTGGTAGACACTTTATCCCTGAATATCTGAACGTGGATATTCTGGAAAGGGTGAAGCCGGATATCGTTTTAGATATAACAAAGGTTGAGTTCGGAAAAGAATATGACACGCGATTCGGGCCTATCCAGTTACGTGAAGGAATGTTTAAACGGATTGTCACTAACGATTGCCTAGAGCATATTCAAGACCTAGTGACTGCGATGCAAAATTGCCGCGACCTACTAGAGACTGGCGGCACTATGCATATAAGCGTCCCATACTGGCTGAGTCTAGGGGCTGATCAAGACCCGACCCATGTCAGGCGGTTCAACGAGAATTCTTGGGTCTACTACTGCGACTGGTGCTGGTATCTCGGGTGGGACAAAGGCTTTATAACGCGCTCTATTGAGTTTAAATTGAGCGAGTGGGGCAGTACCCTTACCGAGCCGCTAGAAACGCTCCTACGCACTCCTACGGCTGTAAATTCGATGCACGTGGTATTGGAAAAGCAATGACGCCAGATGAAATCTTTGAATCGCTGCTAGGGCGCACCATCGAGGGCGTAGAAGTAGAGGATGGTGATATCTATCTGGAACTCGATGACGAACGAATCTTCGGCCTATGGGTAGATGAGGACGGCGACTTGAATGCCAGTCTCATGGGGCCGAAAACAAACTAGGGGCCGAAGCCCCCAGTTTTAGATCAAAATCGCTGCTAGGAATATCAGGGCGCAGACTCCGGCAAAGCCTAGCCACTCTGACAGGACTGGATGCCGCTGCGAGAATGTGCGAGTCCAGTTTGTAGTGATATCGTGTCTCATAATGGAAGCCCTGCTAGAACCTTGCGAGCGTGATGCAATGCTGCACTCTCGGGCTTGATAGTTCTAAGGTCACCAGTAGCAACCGCCGCCATAACCAGAACACAATGATTGAGTGCTGCGGCTAGTTCGCGGTTCTGTTGCTCAAGACTGCTGATATATGCGGCTTCGTCAAGTGAATCGATATATTCGGTGTTCATGCTGCGCCCTCCGAGATTGCTTCGGTTAGTGTTTTGCCGTTGATATAGATAACGCCTTGCTTAGTATTAACCTTGACGCCAAGGGCGCGGAGGCGGCTCTTTGTGGTAGCGGTCGGCCACTTTCTGAGTGTGTAAGTGTTGACTACTACCTTGCCGGTATTGTGATAGACATAAGCGATATTGTTGCCATGCAAAGAGACTTCGCTGCGCGGCCCGTAGATAGTGCCGTTGCTAAAGTAAACAGCCGTGTTGCCATTGATAAGTGTATGGCGGTCATTGACTGCTGCAACCATCATCTTTTCAATCAGTCTCATTTTTGTCTCCGTATACGCTGTAGTGCGTAGAGTTAGTAAAACATAAAAAACTAGGCCGCGCTATCAGATGTTTTTATGCGACCTATAAGTGTTTGCTTATGCTTCGACTGCCTCGATGAGGTGCTCTGCAATCTCGGTCCAGTTAACGTCCGATAGGAATGCTAGGGCATAGTCACGGGCAAGACCTTCCGGCGTGTCAATGAATATCAAGTCCTCGGCGTATCCTGACAGTTCCTTGCCGAGTTCGTAGGCGTCAACATCATCCTCTCTAGTGAAGTCGCTCAGGGGAAGCCCGTCAAACACTTCAAGGTTAACGCGCCACGTTGCATAGTTAGTCCAGCCGTTATAAGTAGTCATGATTAAGTCTCCCGTGTAGTGGATAGTCAATCGCTATCCGTATAAGTATGAGAACACAAATTTTGGTCTAGTGCTATCAGAGTTTCTTATAGGTGCTATAAGGTTTAGCGTCCGTTAACGTTTGCCATGTACCATTTGAACCATGCGTCCGTTCTACGCTCCTCGGCCTTATATAGTGGGTCATTAGCGCGGATAGACTCTGTATGCTTCTGGTGCGCTGTGTGTTGCTTATCAGTAGCAGCCCAATGTGCTAACTGTGCGTCTAGTTGCTTCAGTTGCTTCTTAGTCATGTCAGTTTCCTATACAGGGGCCGAAGCCCCTAGAGTAATTAGTTAACTCGGATAACCTTACGCATGAACGGATTTACATAGACGATTCCGTTGTCGCGCAAGTATTGGACTTCGTGAGTAACAGTCTGCATAGTGTCTGAGCGAACCCATACCTTGCGGTCAGGATTGAAGCGGATATCTACGCCGGCGCGGACTGCATCGATGATTGCCTGTTGGTTGGTAGTGAGTTCCATGATGGTCTCCCTTTAGTGGGGGCTTTCGCCCCCGTGAGTGATTAGCGATTGATACTTTTGTATGCCTTGAATCCGTCATCTGTTAGCCAAACAACAGCATCACTCCCTGTTCCATTGTGTCCGACAAGGTTTGCGTTAAGCAGGCTAGTAAAGACACCCTTTGATTCGGCGTTATAGATAATCTCACTAGCCCAGACTTCGCCAATATCATCGTTACTGCTGGGCTCATCTCCGTCTACTTGAGTGAACACGCTGCGAGCAATGCTGGTAAGCATCTTTTGTTGGAGCAAAGTAGTCATGTCTATGTATCCCTTTGGTGACACGCAACTCAGTGCGTAGAGGGATAGTCTCAAAGTTTTCTAGTCTGTGCTATCAGACTTTCTTATAGTTGTCTCAACACTTCCTTATGGTGCAAACATGAATGAGAATGATTCTCAAGATAGTAAAGTGGAATCGTCTGCAAAGCGGGAAGGCCGCTGGATTCCGCCTAATGCTGGCAAGGGTCGAGTGAAGGGAGTGCCTAACAAAGCCACGTCTACTGTGCGTGAGGCTATCGCTAACTTGCTAGAGCGTAACGGCGAGAATATGGATGCATGGTTGCAAATGGTTGCCTATGGTGACGAGTCACTCAAGGTGAAGGCGCAGCCTGACCGTGCTCTAGAGATCATGGCAAAACTGTCTGAGTACCATATTCCCAAACTTGCTAGGACTGAGGTTACTGGTGACGGTGGTGGTCCGCTCAACATCAAGGTTGTGTCTGGCGTAGATGACTGACAAGGTTATTGATACTGGGTACAGGCCCAGAGAGCCGCAGCGAGCGATCCATAGAGCAGTCGCTGCTAATCGATTCACGGTGGTAGTAGCACACCGTCGGATGGGCAAGACAGTTGCAGCGATTAACCAGTTAATCCACTCTGCACTCAAGAATGGTCAGGAGGCCCCTAGATACGCTTATATAGCCCCGACTTATGGTCAGGCTAAGCGGATCGCGTGGGACTATCTGGAGCGCTTCACACGCCCTCTGGATGCAAAACTAAATGTCTCTGAACTCAAGTCCGAGTTCTACGGTCGACGAATCCAGTTATACGGATCAGATAATCCTGACAGTCTGCGTGGTCAATACTTCGACGGAGTCGTTATCGATGAGATTGCGGATCAAGACCCGAAGATATGGAATGAAATCATCCGTCCGGCCCTTGCTGACCGTAAGGGCTTCGCCTTGTTTCTCGGTACTCCGAAAGGTAGAAACCATTTTGCGGATTTCAGAGACCGTGCAGCGACGTCGGATGATTGGTCGCTTCTGGAGTTTAAGGCTTCAGAGACTGGGATTCTCGATTATTCCGAGTTGGAATCCGCAAAGAAAGAAATGGGCGAAGATAAGTTTGCCCAAGAGTTTGAATGCTCATTCCATGCTGCTGTAGAGGGTTCCTATTATGGGTCGCTGATTAATGACCTAGAGACCCAAGAGAGAATAGCCCGTATACCGCATGAGAGCCTCGCCAAGACGTTCTGCGCATGGGACCTAGGCATGAGTGACTCCACCGCTATTTGGGTCGCTCAAATCGCTTCTAAAGAGGTCCGGCTAATCGACTACCACGAGAATCACGGTGTAGGTCTAGACCATTACTTTGAATGGCTACAGGAAAACGGGTACCACCACGCCACCCAGATATTGCCGCATGACGTAGAAGTGCGTGAACTAGGCACCGGTAAATCGCGTAAGGAAGTCCTAGAGGAAGCAGGTCTAGAGATAACCGTTGCCCCGAGACTATCTGTAGCCGATGGTATTCAAGCAGTCAGGCAATTACTGCCGCGCTGCTGGTTCGATATTGAAAAGACTAAAACCGGTCTAGACGCATTGAGAAACTATCGTCGTGAATATGACGAGAAGCGTGCGGTCTTTTATGATAGGCCACTGCACGATTGGTCTAGTCACGCTGCTGACAGTTTCCGGTATCTTGCCATTGGATTACGAGAGGATGGTTCCGATTGGAATCGTCCATTAAATGTAAATACTAGGTGGATTGTATGATTACTGATATTCAGGT